TAGACTTGTTTAGTGGAAAGTTATATACGTGAAAAAGGTCTTCAGCAGTCTGACCTACTTCCACTTTTGCGTTTGGAGTGTGAGTCAGAAAAGTATATTCTCGGTCATTTTTATTTTTGTGAGTTAAAAATGTTTTTACCAATCTCTCTACACAACCATAGGGGCCGCCATTTAAAGGAAACTCTTTTTCTACTAACAATTCATTTATATACTTTGCACATCTTGGAGAGAATGAATAACAGGACATAAAGAGTCCACAATTCATATAATCTAATCCGTGTTCCATACCAAAGTCAAACTGTCTTTTAAATTCATCTGCGTCAAGTAGATATGAGTCGTGTTCCATAACAAAGAAACGACCTCTACTATTTGCACGTTTGTTAATTAATTGCCAATGAGTTATGTCCCCTGCCCTTTCACTCTTAGTACTTTCCTTACCTTCTTGCATAAGGTGTTTGAGTGGTTGCCAGTTATAAAGTTCTTCCAGAACCTCAATAGTATCTGGAGTGTGACATTGAATAACTTCAATATCAAGTTCTTTACCATCAATGGGTTTCCAAGATTCTAATGCAATCTCGGTATATCGGACGGAGGTGGGATTATTTAAATCCGCAATCATATATGCTTTCATAAGAGTATATAGGGCAAGTTTCCTTGCCCCATATATCTTTAGAACTTTAAGAAATTTTGATAACTTTAGGTTTCTCTTCTTCAGGTATCTCTCTTTCAAGTGAGATTACTAGAAGACCATTAGAAACTTTAGCGTCCTTAACTTTAACGTGTTCACCCAGTGTCCAACTTCTTGCAAAGTTTCTTTCTGAGATTCCTTTGTGTGCAAAGTTAATTTCTCTAGTTTCTTTGTTACCTTCAACCTTCAATACTGAATCTTTGAACTCAATAGAAAGTTCTTTCTTATCAAACCCTGCTACTGCAAGTTCAATAATGTAAGAATCCTCTGAGGACTTAATCACATTGTAAGGTGGGAAGTTATCATTGATATTTGAAATTCTCTCCATATCCTCGAAGAGTCTATCAAATCCAATTGTGAATGGTCTGAATCGACCAAGTGCATCTATACTTGTCATATTATTTCTCCTAATTTTAGCAAGTTAATATTGAGAACCCTTTTGGCATTCTCTATACTATATATAAGGATTAATTTTTATATTTCAAGCTTTTTTATAAAAAAGTTGCAGGGTCGGAATCTGGGTCACTTTCAAAAGCAAACGAGAAAGTTACTCTTGATACTTCAGGTTGAAGTTGGTGCCACGTTCCTCTGGGAAGATAAACTGCATCGCCTGGCTGCATAATAACAGTTTCGTCTTCATCGGTAGGTTCTTCGGTATACCCAATAGTTATTTTACACTTATTGATTACTTGAACTAAGAAGACATCCATACTGTCTTTATGTCTTGGATACGAACCAGAGTATTGACCAAAACCAACAAACGCAATGTTTGTTATTTGCGGTTCTCCCTTTTCGTATTCAAACTTCTTGGGTGCAGGGTCAACAAAAGTTGTTACCATTTCATCAACAACTTCTTTTGCAAAACTAGGTGCAGAGGGACGAGTGTGAAAAGCATTCAGACCTAATCGTTGTTTTTCACGATTCCAGTCATAGAGTTTTTGTGGGTGAGTATCAATTAAAGATATCATACGTGTCCAATCATAGTCCACGTCTAATTTAGTCCACCAATGTTTTTTATTACGAATCTTTTCTAGATGATTCTTAAATCCAACCATTACTTCCAGTCTTTATTATCAAAATGGTGGTCTATACGACACTTACCATAATACAATACACCTATCCATATAGTAAATAATAAACCGTCCAAATAGGATAGTTCGTTCCAAATACTACCGAGTTCCATTATTTATTTCCTATATTATACTTGGGACATAGTTCCCATTCGTCTTTATCCTTATAACCAATAATTTTAATTTGTCTTAGAGGAGCACAATCTTGTGCAGACTTAGGATTCTGTATTTCAACCAGACCCCAATCAGATAATAATGTTGCAATAGTATTTCTACGTTGCACATCACTTTCTTCTAGGTTCGCTTTCTTGCCGTCCAACATAAACAGTTCTTTAAAATGGACAATATAGTATCGTCCTTGTTTATGTAAGATATGACAGGATTGAAATAGTTTTTGTTCTTTTCGTGATGCGACACCGATACGTGTTAATGTCTCACGAACCTTTAGGAAGTCGTCTGGTTCTGCTAGAGTAATCTCTAACATATTCACTGGACTCCATGATACTAATTTACTTTCTTCCACCTTTATTCACCTTGTTCTTTATTTCTTGTCTTTGAGAAGGTGAGAGAAGTGGTAGGATTTGATTTGCTTTTTCATTGCTATATCCATAGTATTTCTTTACCGACTCAAGGTCATTTTCCAATTCAGGTTTTACCCACTTAGAGAAACGTTTTCGTTTCCTAATTATATTTATAAGAAATTGATATTGTAGACGTGAATCTATGTGGTGATACCTGTTCATTTCATTAGCAATGACTGCTGTGTCAGAGAAATAGGATAAAGAACGATTAACCATAAAAGGATTATATGCTTTCTCATCATCAGGAGTAATCATAATATCCTTCTTGGATAGGTTTATACTGTTTACATAATTAAAGGGATTCACTCAGTACTCCATTAAAAGAAAAAGAATCTTTTCTTTGGTTTGTGTAGATTATAATAATAATCAACTACTATATCACATTGCTTAAGAAAAGTCAATCCTTCGTCAGATTTGTATTGGTCTCTGTAGACAACTCTGGAGACTCCACTTTGATAGATAAGTTTTGCACATTCGAGGCACGGTGAACACGTTGTATAAAGTGTTGAACCCTTCGCCGATTCCGTTGATTTTGCAACCTTCGTGATTGCATTCGATTCCGCATGAATTACTTCCTTTTTAGTTTCATAATCTGGAGTTTCACATTTGTTAGTCCAACCAGAGGGCATTCCATTATACCCAATGGAAATAATACGATTATCTTTTACAATAACCGAACCTACTTGTCTGCGTTTTGCCGAAGATAACCTTGCGTAGGTATCGGCAACCTGCATATGTGCTTTATCCCATTTATCCAAAATCAAATTCCATTTGCTTTGGTATCCATTGATTATTTACTTTTACCAATGGTATAGGGTTGCGTTCTATAACTTCTCTTGTTTTCGGAACAACAATAACATATGAACCGTCTTCTTTATGAATACGATTTCCCAATTCGTCTGTAGTCAAACAGTCTTGAATGTTTTCACTGTCTCTGAGATACTTTATCATTTAATTCACTTATCCTCTTGTATGCATCGTGTAGTTGTTTTTCAAGTTCTCTAACATTTCTTTGGAGGACTTGTATGGTTGATTCTAATTCTTTTCTTTCTTGTTGTGTCATAGTCCTATTAATCCCCAACCGTGATTTGCTATTGCATTTAATATAATAAAGAAACAAGTTGCAATATGTACTAACCACCAAAAGGTTCTAACAAGTGCAACTGCGTCTGCCTGTTTGTCAGTCTCTCCGACTTTTTCACCTAGAGACTTTGCCCAGATTCTCCACCATTTCATATTTATAGAAACTCCACATTTGCCATACATTCGGTCAGACACGCAACTAGATTTAGTTCGTGGTCAGCAACAAAGGCATTCTTGTATTGATAGTCTGCAAGAATAAGAACAAGTTGAGGAATAGATTGAGGTTGCACATTTGCTTCCATACAATCATAAACACCACGGAAAATAGCGGCAGGTTCAACGTCTACATTGTTGACTACCCATTGACGCATTTTCTTGAAGTCTTTGTTCTTGAGAGACTTAAAAAGAATATTATAATTATCATTCAGGTCGTTTTGGATAACTGTAGTATCCAGAGACCCAGAGATAGAATGACGTTGTGCTTCGTTAAGTACACGTCTCCAGTCAGGTGCATACTTACTAATCAATCCTGCAACTACTTCATTATTATATTTGACACCTTCGGAATCAAGAATAGTTTGTAGTCGTTTCATAAATTGACCGCATAGGTCAACCATATCTTTCTTAGAAGTATTGAACTCATAGACTCCACAACGAGAATGTAGAGGTTCAATTACTTTGTTTTTAAAATTACACGTTAGAATAAATCTACAGTTCTGAGAGAACTCTTCAATGAATCCACGCAATGCAGGTTGAGTTGATTGTGCATTAAGGTAGTCTGCCTCATCAAGGATTACAACCTTATAACCGCCAGAAAGGGAGACGGATGAGGCAAACTGTTTAATCTTTCCACGAAGGGTATCAATGTTCCCTTCCTCTGAACCGTTAATGACAATATAGTCAAGACCCAGTTCATCACATATGGCACGTGCGATTGTGGTTTTACCCAAACCAGCTGTACCAGTAAATAACATATTGGGGATTTCCTCACCGTTAACAATCTTTTGAAATGTTTCTTTTAGATTTTTCGGTAGGATAGTATCTGAGATTTTGTTGGGACGATACTTTTCAACCCATAAGAATTCTTTTGACATTGTGTCTCCATAATAAAATAAAATAAATCATACCATAGTCGGAGTGATTTGTCAACAAAGTTCGGAGGTGGGAAGGAAAGGAGACTCCCACACCTCCACGTCACCATAAATGGTTACGTTTTTACGAGGTGCTATCAACACCTTGTTCTGATTGATACTCTTCGCAGAGTTGAATAATCTGAACTGCTTGGTCTCTTAGTTGACCAATAGTAGATAATTCTTCACCTTTGAATCCGCCACGTTGAACGACTGTATCAATTACCGCAACTGTTGAACGAGAAACTCTGTTACTTAGTTCGTAGATTGCAGTGTGGTCTTTTTGTGCTTGTGCTTTTGCCATCATTATGCTCCATATGTAGATGATTTTTCAAGTGCAATAAAGTATTCAATCGCAGATTGTTTACTCTTAAATTGAGAGATTAGTTTAGAACTAATACTTACCTCAAAGTCTTCGTTAATAACTTTTAGGTTACCAACATTCATGATGAAGTTGAAATCAACTCCTTCAGGGTATTCACCCTCTACATCAATAGAGAATGCATTACTCGTTGCGTCTTTACTATCTATAACAGATAGACGAACCGCACCAGTTATAGGACTGATAGAAATTTCATCGTGTCCCAAAGCTGCAGCTGCACGTTTAATTTTACCCAACGTTCCTGTATCTAGGGAAAACTTAACTTCTGCTTCTGGCATATTAATACTCTTGCCAGGCGAAGTCAACATTTCTGGGTCAGAGAAAAAGTATTTCACTGAAGACCTACCATTAGAGTCACCAACAACAACATAGTCTTTTTCAAACTTAAGTCTTGGTGAATCAACTAATGATAAAACATTTAGAAATTCAGTCAGGTCGTAAATACCAAACGACTGTGGAAACGTCTCATTGAGTTCCGCAGTTGACAATACGTTACGAGCAACTGAAATAGTTTTTAATGTGTTACCTTCCGTGATAACAATGTTAGGGTTAATTGTCGAATAGTTCTTGAGAACATTCAACGTTGTATCGGATAATTCCATAATATATTCCTCTCGGTTTTATAATTTATAAAGTGTATGATATCATACGTTTCAATCAAAGTCAAGCCTTTATTTTACTAAAGTTCTTTTCTTTTACGAACTCAATTTTACGATGGAAATGTGCATCTTCGAGTTCACTCTTATGTGAGATAACAAAAACGTTTGTATCTTCACCTAGTGTTGAAATAATCTTCATAAGGTTTTCAATACCCTCTTCGTCCAGAGACGAATCAAAAGTTTCGTCAAGGAGTAATAGATTAGTCGCAACACTATTTTTCATCTTTGCAATTTGTCTCCACGTAAATAGTAGGGACAAGTCAATACGTTGTTTCTCACCCTCAGAGAATGAGTCATACGAAAAGTTATCACGATGTCTTGAACGAATAGTCTCAACGAAACTTTCGTCTAAATCAAAGTGAACAAAGAAATCTAGAATCTGTAAATACTTATTGGTCAGTTGATTGATAACAGGAAGATACTGTTTGATAATCTTGGTCTTGATACCAGTATCCTTTAACAACTCTGCATACACTTGATTGTATGAATGTTGTTCGTTTAGTTTATACTTAGTATCTTGTAGACCTTCCTTCTCATTTCTTAGAGTTTCTAGTTCAGAGTTTGCTTCACTCAGGTCACCAGTCTCATTATCAATACGAGATATCTCTTCATTAATCTTATCAATGTTTCTCATAAGGGTTGCAATCTCTTGTTGATTACCACTTACCTTACTCTGCCATTCTGATACTTGAGATAACTGTTCGTGCAAATAATCTAAAACTGATTTTGCCTTTTCTCGGTCTTTCTCATATAAATCTAATGCTTCAGTAATAGTACCTGCTTTGGTCTTACATTTATCCAAGTGTTCTTGTTTAGTTTCTTGGTCTATGTCTTGACTACAGGTAGGACAGATATCGTGTTTTTCAAAGAACTTTGCTTGTTTAACTACGTCCTTTTGTTGGGTCTTAAACCCAGCTGCAAATTCGTCTAGACTTTGAATCTTCTTGGTAGTATCTTCAATACCTTTATTAATGTCAGGAGAATTCTCTTCAATATCATTTAATAGTTCATCATTACTTTTATTCAGGACACCAATATCTTTTTGAATTGCATTGATTGACGCAACCTTTTCTTTTTTCTGTTGTGCAGATATTTCACTCAGGTCACGAAGATATTTTTTTTGTGCATTGATTTTTGTGTCTACTACATTAAGTTGGTGAGAGTTCTCGGTTATCTCATCTTTAAGAATAGACATTTTTTGTTTTAATAGGGAGTTCATTTTACTGAACATATTAATATCAAGTAAGTCTTCTATGACCTCACGTCTTGCACTACTTGAGAGTTGCATAAAGGGAACAAAAGAAGACGAACCCAATACAACAATTTGGTGAAACGATTTGTGATTTAACTTGATAATGTTTTTCTCAAGCATAGACTGATATTCTTTTGCGTGAGAATCTTGGTTAACCATATTACCGTTGACCCAGATTTCAAACTTATTAGGTTTGATACCACGGACAACTTTATATTGTTGTTTACCAATAGAGAACTCAACCTCAACCAAAGTTCCTTTGGCATTAATTGTGTTGACTAATTGGGATTTGGATATCTTACGGTGCGGTTTACCAAACAACGCAAAGGAGAGAGCGTCTAGCATAGTAGATTTGCCCGCACCGTTCTGACCTACCACTAAAGTAGTGGGACAGTCATCAAAAGATATTTCTGTTAAATTATTTCCTGTAGACAAGAAGTTCTTGAATCGGAGTTTTTCAAATACAATCATAAACGCAAGTATACACTAGGTGACATTAATTGTCAAGTTCTTTTTTACCACACCAATTACAGGGATATCCAGACTCAACTTCCAGTAAGGTTTTTTCTTGTTGACAATAGTGTGACCAACCTTTAAAGTCTCCGTCATAATTTAATTCGGTCATTGCCTTTTGTTTTTCTTTTTGATTCTTGCCCCAGATATTATCCCAACCATCATTGTAGTCTTTACCACCACTCTTACTTATGATAGGGTCTCCAGTAATATCATTTTTAGATGTCATTACACAATCTCCATTGTTTGTGCTTCTTTCATTAAATGTGATACCTCTTCTTTAATACGACTCTTATCTAGGTCAGTATTAACTGCATCAATATAGTTGAACACTAGGGTTTCGGTATCTTCTACCGATACGTTTTCGTCTTCAACATTAGAACCAAGGAACTCCGCAAAGTCTTCTGCAATCTTTAACTCGTGAATCTTTTGTGATTGGACACGGTCAATGAATCGTTCAAACTCATATGGGTCACCTTTGTTAGTCACGATAACCTTTACAAACTTATTGTCAAGATAAGCTAGGTCTTGAAACTTATTCAGTTTCTCGTGGTCATAATAAATTTTTTCGTAGATTGTAATCGGATTACGAATCGGTTCTAGTTCTCTTGTTTCAGTATCAAGTATATGGAAATACTTTGCATCATTACAGTCGTTCCAGAAAAATTCCATTTGACTACCCAAGTAATATATATTCTCTTGAGTTGATTTTGCGTGGAAGTGTCCAGTCAATACCATTTCAAATCTGTCAAAGTGTTTCTTATCCATACCTTCTTGACACGGCATACCTTTAGACATTTCAAAACCTTTTAACTCTAAATGAGCACCAACAATATCTGCTTTACAATTTGCGAGGAACTCCAGAGTATCTTCTTCGTTCTCAGGATTAATCCAAGGCACAAGTGCAATGTCAGTTCCTTCATAGTTCATTACTGTTGGTTTCATAACAAGATTCACTTCATTCATATAGTGACCTTGCAATTCCTTCAATGCATTAAGTTCGTTAGTGTTCTTATAATATACATCGTGATTGCCTGGAATGATATCCATAGTAATACCGTGTTTACGCATAGGTTCTAGGAATATCTTACGGTTATGATGTAGTGCTTTAAAGTTAATTGTCTTACGGTTATCGTAATAATCACCAAGGTGAATAATATGTTTGATATCATTCTCTAACAAATATGGGAAGAATATTTCACTATAGAAACGTTCTTGATAATTCATAAAGATGTCAGATGAATTACGACACCCTGCGTGAGTGTCATTTAGTATTGCAATCTTCATTTTTCTATTCTAGGTATCTCTACTTTACGTCTAACTAATTCGTTGCGAATCTTTACTCGTATTTTGGGTTGTGTGCTTGATTTAGTATATGCTTCCAACAATTCCGACAAGGGAGTTGACTTCATATAAAAATGAACAGTAGTTGTTTTACCAGTATTTCTATCTCTAATATCTTGACTGGGTTTAAATTTAATTGGCATTATACTTTCCTAAATTGTATCTATTATATCATTACAGATATAAAAAGTCAAGTACTAATCTTTAATAAAATCGGTCAGGTCTGAATCCACCTTAACGGTACGTCTTTTACGTTCCTTTTTAACAATTTGTTTCCATTCAGAATCCTTCTCTTTAACTTCGTCAATACGAAGACGGAGTTGGTCAACAAACGCTTGAGCAACTTGTCCTGCTTCTGCTTCACCAGTTTCGTCATCAAGGAAATGTTCAACACTTGCTTGTTCCATATACTTGAGTTTGATGTCTTGTTGTTTCTTTTCTTTTTCAATTCTACGTAAGAACGCAAACCAAGAGATTTGAGTAAAGTATGCAAACGCATTAGGTTTACCTGTACGAGTTGCAGCTTCAATATTATAGTTCTCAATCGCTTTTAGACAGTTCTCAACTGCGTCCATTACCATTTCTTCACGATAGGTATATCTAACAAAGTTTGCTTTATGAGATAGTCCTTCACAAATCTTAAGAAAACAAGACGCAATATAATCAGTAACGATAGGTAATTTTTTATCACTCTTCTTTGCCTTTTGCACTTCAGTACAGTAATCAACTACTGCTTGTGAGAATTGTGCATTATTCACATAATGTGGTTTATCTTTTGGTTTAATCTTTGTTGGCATTTTCATTCCTTATATTTGTGTATTACTATACATTAGTTCACATCAATTGTCAAGTCTTTTGTCCGTTTGCAACACGCTTTCTTAAATCAGAAGTAGACAATGCGTGTTGTCTTCTATTATAGTAAATATATATACCGTTCTTTTGACAGTAATCTTTACCTGTAAAATCTTTATCTGTATACTCTTCACCAATGATTCTAACGTCTGGGTGAATGATTTCGGTAAGTTGTAGTAGTTCTTCTTCAGTTGTATAAGGTATGATATCGTCAACCCACCTTACTGCACGGAGTTGAATATATCTTTCATACAATGATTGAATCGGTTTATTCTTTTCTGGTCTATCTACCGAAGGGTCAGTTTGTAATGCACATATAAGATAATCACATTCACCTTTTGCGTCCTCTAACATTTGAATATGACCTGCGTGGAGTAAATCAAAGGATGACGCAGTTAAACCTTTTATTAATTTTTTTAAATTAGTGCTTGACATTTTCTGATTTCCATGATAAAATTAGCTCTGCGTTTGGGGAGGGTTGAATACTACCATTAATGAAGTTTCTTTGGGTCAAACATATCAATAACATTACTACCACTATCTAACATTGGCGATAGGTGTTCGGTAGGTTCTTTAGATTTTATACTCGGTCTTCTTACCATTCTTTTATTGTGTTCTTTTTCTCGGTCAGAATTTTGTCTTATCATTTCATCTACCGCTTCCATATACTGAACAATTAATGTCTCAGGCGGAAATGCAATTCCTACTACATTATTTGCATTAATGATAAGTAGGTCGTCTTCACTTTCTTGATAAACCATCCAAGGTCTGAACGAATAGTATTTTATAGCTGAACCGTCCATTGTTTCTTGCATTACTAGTCGCATTGCTTTACGAACAACAAGTTCAAGGTCTATATTTTGGTCACTCCATTGAACAACCTCACATACAATTTCTTCTCCAGAAGAAAGTTTTAATTGTCTCAAGTCTGCGTCATGTGTCATTTTAAATCCAGTTTAAATATCTTATATGGGAACTGTTCTTTAGTATATATCTTAATTCTTTCTGCACTATGACGAAGGGTAAAATTCTTATGTGATTTGATATGCATATCATCCGCAACGTCATATAGTTTTGTTGTTGACCCATCGTCAGATTTTCTTAATCCTCTACCAATAGACTGTAATACTTTTATCTGCGATTTACTTGGACTTGCAAATATAATATTATGTAGATTCTTAATATTAATACCAGTAGAGAATGTTCCTAGTGACGCAACAATAATTGCATTCTTTTGTTTCTCTACAATACCACGAATCTGTTCTCTGTCCGAAGCGTCAACTTCACCTGATACATAATATATAGGTCTGTCTTTAGCTTTCCTCTGAATCAAATCAAATAAAGGTTTACCGTGTTTCTCTACATATTGGAAGAGAACTAACGAATTACCCTTTTGGTCTAATGCAAGATTACTTATAAGTCTATTACGTTTCTCATTCCTGACAATGTAATCAATCTCTTCCTGATAGGTTGCGTCCTTTAACATATGACATACATCATTATGATAACGCAATAATAGAACGGTGATATCAATCTTTGCGAGTGTGCCCTTTTCCTGTAGGTCTTTGGTCATAGTCACTCGTTTGGTCGGGCCAAAGAGTCCTTCTAATACGAGTTTATTAGTTTCAGTTCCGTCCAGAGTTCCTGTAGTTCCAAAACGATATTCTGCATTGACGCATTTATTCATAATACCTGATAAAGATTTTGCTTTGAATAAATGCACTTCGTCACCAAAGACACAACCCATATTCTCATACCATTCCTTCGGAAACTTATAGATTGATTGCCACGTAGATATGATAATAGGTTTGTCAGTATTCTTATCTTTACCACTATAGATACGGTGAACATTTTCTTTTACGTCATATCCATAGTCCTCAAAGTCTTTATACATTTGTTCTACCAAACTTGTTGTCGGAACAACAATAAGAACTTGTTTATCAAAGTTATCAAGATACCAACGCATTAGATTATAAATGATAAAGGACTTACCACTACCAGTCGGTGATAGTAGGATAGCACGTTTCTTTTCAATACCGTGGGTTACTGCATCGTATTGATAGTCATATAAATCAAAAGGTAATCCTAGTCCACTCTGGAACTTTATTAGGTCTTGATGTTTTACTTTATTTGTTAATGCAGGATGACCGTAGTCTGTTTCCTGTAGTTGAAGAGGATACATACGGTCAGAACAAAACTTCTTTAAATGTTCGTAGAGACCTGTATTAAGTTCACGAGTAATCTGATTGAATAGTTTGATGCGGCCATCCCAACGCTTCTGACGATAGGCAGGAATAAATTTATAATTTGGAACATAAAAGGCGAAGTATTCACGCAACTCTTGAAGTTGGTGTTGATTACAATCAACCAACATCATCGAATGGTCTTTTAGTCCAACAGTAATTGTATTAGGAATACTCATTTTACAATTTGAATAAAATAAGAATCAATAATATGTTTGTTAGAAAAATTTCAAAAGCAAGAATAGTGTGATACCATACCCACCTTGATTGATAAACTTTATTTACTGTAAATGTTTCTTTCATTTCTTTTAGCATTTATTTACTGACCTTCTGAGAAAGCCCTCCACCTAATCATATTGGAAATTGTTTGGTGTCTCCAATTAAGATTGTTAACTATTTCTGTAAGAGTATCTAT